CAGACTAGATAAGTTGAGCAAACAAGTTGGAACATCTGTTGAATTTCTTTCTAAATTAGACCAAGCAGCTAAATTAGGTGGTAGTAGTTTAGATAGAATGGCAGTTGGTTTACGAGCTATGGTTAGGAATCTTAGTCTTGCTGAACGTGATATTGGTGAAGCTGCTATTGAATTGAAGAAATACAACATGAATGCCAAATATTTAATTTCTCTTGGACCTGAGAAAGCTCTTGAAAAGATTGCCCAAGCTGCATTAGAGATAAAAGACCCAATGAAACAAGCAAACTTCTTGATGGCTATTTTCGGAACCAGAATCGGAACTGAGATCATTCCATTTTTAGGAGATCTTGCAAAAGGTCTAAAGAATTTCAACGCAGAGATAACAGGAACACAGGCTACTGCATTTGCAAGATTCAATGATGCTATTGAAAGATTAGGATCAAGACTGAGACAATTAGGTGCTGTAATCTTAGAACCGGTTGTTAATAAATTATCAGATTATGCTGAAGCGACAGCAAAAGCATTTGATCCTAAAAATCCAGAAGAATATGCTAAGAGTATGAAGAGACTATCAGAAACAATTGAGACTATGGTTAGTGTTCTTGAAACATTAGTTATTGCGTCTGTTGTTGCTGGTGCATTTGGATTATTAACTGGTGCTGTTAAAAGTCTTATATCATTGGCTGGTTTCAGAACAATAGGTGCGTTGATTAAAGCTATAAGTGCAGAAATGATAGCAGGTAGATATGTTATTTCAGCATATGCTGCTACTTGGAATGTTCTTAAAGCAACAGGAATTGTTGGGGTGTTATCATCTATAAAGGCAGGCATAATAACTGCAACTGCAGCAGTTTGGGCTGCAATTCTTGCGTGGGGTCCTTGGGCAATATTGATTGCGACAGTAGCAAAAAGTCTTTATGAGGTTAATAGATTATCTAAGAGTAATGACTTAATTCAAATTCCTGCTGGTCCTAATGTTCCAATGGATCCAGAAGCTGCAATCAAATATTACAAGCGTCAGATTAAAGCACAAACAGAAATCAATAGGATTCGTAAAGAAGAAGTAAGACTTCTTGATATACTTCATAAAGCGCAATTACGTATTCTTGATGAAACTGAAAAAAGAGCAAGAATGACTCCTGGAACACCACAGGCAATTGCAGCAACTGCAGGTGTAGGAGATCAAGTTCAAGCAACATCTCGTCAAGCAGATCTTTTAAAACACATTCAAAGACAAATTGCTCTTGAAGATTTAAACCACTTTGCTCGTCGTAAAAAAGAACTTAAATTTTGGAAAATTGATCAACAGAAAGAATTTGAAAGTATAAGAAGCAATACTGCAAAACATACAGAAGCAATGACTGCAATAAGAATTCTATTTAAAGATAGAATGAAGCAGATAGACAAAGATATTGCTAGAAATAAAAGATTAACAAATGAAGCATTCTTATCTCAAATGAAACAATTTGAAATTAATATACTTGAATTTCAAGGAAAGACATTTGATGCTATGCGTGCTGCTGAGATGAAAAGACATGAGGAAGCTATATTAAGAATAAAAGCAGATTTTGAGGATATTAAACAACAAAACGCATTAAAAGAAAGAGCAGAATTAGATCATCAAGCAAGGATGCGTGAAATATTAGGGCAAGAAGCTGTAGCTGGTATGAGTCCGGAAGATCGTAGAAACCCTGAAATTGAAAAAATGGAAGGGATGAAGAAAGCAATGGAACGCCACAGAGAGAATATGAAAAAGTTAGAAGAAGATTTTAAAGAAAATATACGAGTTATTGCTGACTTCATGGGTGATAGATTAGGTAACGCTTTTTCAGATTGGATTGCAGGAACCAAAGATTTGAAAACATCATTTACAGATATGATCCGATCAATGATGAATGATCTTGCAAGAATGGCAGCTAGTAGAGCTTTCATGTTAATCTTCCAATCACTTCTTGGTATGGCAGGTGGTGGTGGAACTGGTGCTGGATTTTGGGGGTCTATGATAACTCAATTAGGTACAACAATTGCTGGAAAAGCAGCCGGTGGTCCTGTAACTGGTGGGAAACCTTATATGGTTGGAGAACGAGGACCAGAATTATTTATGCCAGGACAATCAGGAAGGATCATTCCTAATGGAGCAGGTGGTGCATTCACAGTTGTAAACAATGTAACAGTTGATGGAAGTAAAGGTGGAAGTCAAGCAGACAATAGAAATATGGGCGATACGATTTCAAGAATGATTGCTGAACAAACAAGATCAACACTATTAAAAGAAACCAGACCAGGTGGTATTTTAAATAAACCAAATATGGCAACAGCGAGGTAACGAACATGGCAACATTACCATCTACAGTAGATCCAAGTTTAGCAACTAGTAGAAAAACAGATGTTAGAGTATTAGAAGCAAACTTTGGTGATGGTTATTCTCAAAGAGCTGGCGATGGGATCAATACGATAATGGATACGTGGGAGGTTTCTTGGAGTTGTCTTGATGCTACAAACTATAATGAACTCAACACTTTCTTTGAAGATAATCAAGGGTATATATCATTTGAATGGACCCCAGTTGGTGAGACTGTTGAAAAGAAATTTGTATGCAGGCAATGGAATACAAACCATATAGGAAATTCAAAATATGTTTTATCAGCTACATTCAATCAAGTATGGGATTTATAAGGAGAATAATTTATGTCATTTCAGACAGACATCGCAAGTGACGTTCAGAAAGCTGAATTAGGGAATATCATTTTTCTATATGAAATTGATCTTTCCGATCTTGGGACTGATAGAGGATTATTCTTTACTCCAGTTATAAATGATGACTATACACCAATTGATTTTAACAATAGAAGCTATACTCCAATCGAGATGGAAGCTGATGGTTGGGAAGTATCAACTGGTGAACAACTGCCAAGACCTCGTATCAGAGTATCAAACGCAACATTATCATTTCTTGGTTTTGTTTTAACATATGATGATTTGGTTGGTGCAAAACTCGTTCGAAGGAGAACTCTTGCAAAATATCTTGATGGGGCACCAGAAGCAAATCCAAACGCTGAATTTGCACAAGATATATTTGTTATCCATCAAAAGACTCAACATACAAAACGATTTATTGAATTTGAATTGGCTGCTTATATGGACTTCGAAGGGATAAGAATCCCAAAGAGACAAATCATTCGGGATTATTGCACACATAGTTATAGGGTTTGGGATACAGCTATAATGGACTGGAGTTATACCTCAGCAACATGCCCATATGGAAATCCAAATATAACTAGATCTGCAGGTGGATCATATGGTGGTCAGTATAACTATACTAATAAAGGTGCTTATACTACTACTACTCAGGATGATAAATGCGGAAAGCGTTTGTCTGATTGTGAAGCAAGATTCTCAGGAAATATATCATACGGAACTAATCCATACATTCAAGCGACAGCACCACTAACTCCAAGCCAAGGGCAGTATTGGTTTTATACTGGAGTTGAAACTCTTACTGTAGCTGGGCAAAAAATATCTCCAAACATATGGTATAGATATGATGCTGGGGTATGGAAAATTTTGAAAGCAGAGTTATTACCAACCAGGGCATTTCCTGGTGTATCAAGATTTAGAAGATAATCATTATTGGGGAAAACCAATGAAAGAATATTTCAAAAGAGATATAGTAAACGAAGCTGTGAAACATGCTCAGAGCGTTGTACCAGAGGAATCATGCGGGTTTATTGTAGATGATAAATATATGCCAATGGAAAATGAAGCAGAGGACAGGGTTCATCACTTTCAAATAAATCCAAAATCATACATAAAATTATATGGAAAGATACAAGCAGTTGTACACTCTCATGTAGACTATGCTCATGCTTCAAAAAGGGATCAGGAACAACAGATTGCAACAGGGGTTCCTTGGGGAATAATTGCTTTGAAAGAATCAGGAGCAGTTACACATAGAATCTTTTGGGGAGATCAACTTGAACCTCAAGACTTAATTGGAAGACCATTCTTCTATGGTGTGTATGATTGCTATGCTTTATGTAGAGATTATCTTCGGACTAGAGGTAAAACAATGCCACCATATCCGAGAGAGAATCTCTGGTGGAAAAAAGACGGAACCAAAGGAATGTTGATTGATGGTTTTGAAAGTCTTGATACTTTGATTGAAGTAAAAGAATCCGAAATCAAAAAGGGCGACTTAGTTTTCTTAATGATTGGAGCAAATGTTGTAAATCATTCAGGAATTTATATGGGAGATGGAAATATTCTTCATCATTTTGTCCGTAGACTTTCAAATATAGAACCACTACACAAATGGAAACAAAACATTCACGGATTTTATAGATATACAGGAGACTAAAAATGCTACGAACTATTCATTTTTATGGAAATTTAGCAGAGAAATATGGAAAGTCATTTAAGTTTGATGTTATATCTGTGGGTGAAGCGTTCAGAGCAATGGAGTGTAACTTTCCGGGGTTTCGTAATGATATAAGAAGGGATGAAGAATACTATGTTGTTAATGGTGACGATCTGATTGAAGAGAATGCCATGAGTAATGATACAGTCATGATGGAGTATAAGAAAGGAGACTTTCATATATGTCCTGTAGTTGGTGGTGACAAATCAATGTGGGGTAATATAGCAACAATGGTCTTGGGTGTAATTCTAATGGTTGCATCTTATTGGGTTCCACCAGCAGGAGCATTGGGTTATGGATTGATAACTTCAGCAGTTGTGTTCAATGTTGGTCTTGCACTATTTGCTACAGGTATTATGGGAATAATTTCCCCAGCTCCTCGAATTGGAGATTATGGTATTCAAGAGAGACCGGATGAACGCCCATCATTTATATTCGACGGTCCTGTAAACACTATTAATCAAGGTGGACCTGTTCCATTGGTTTATGGTCATATGATTGTAGGATCGACTTTAGTATCTAGCTCTTTGGAGGTAACTGACACAAATGTCTAAAGATAAAGAGAAAATATACCTACCTATTCATGGATCGTATGGTGATGATAATGATGAACCTGATCCGCCACCACCAGATGATCCCAACAATCTTCGATCAAAAACCGTAGCTACATTTGTTGACTTAATTTGTGAAGGTGAAATTCAAGGATTGATTAACGGTGGTAATAGTATTTTCTTTAATGAAGTCCCTCAAAAGAATCCTGGTGAAAATATATGGGTTGATGGTATATTATATGATTTCAAACCTGGTAGGGATGACCCACAACCACTAACAGGATTTACAGAACAAGAAACTGAAGTTTCAGTTGATGTTCAGGTTAAGTATGGAGATCCTCAAATAAGATCAATAACAAATACAGACGTTGATCACCTTTCTTTGAAATATACAATTCCTTCTTTATTCAGTGTTAATGATTCGAATGGTCAAGTTCGATTCTCAAGGTTGCAGTGGGATATCCATATAAGTAATAATGCAGGTCTATCTTGGCAACAAGTCGGAACAACAATAACTTTAGAAGGTAAATGTATTTCAGCATATCAACGACAGGTAAAGGTTAATAATATTTCATTAAAATATGGACCTGGTCCTTGGTTGATTAGGACTACAAGATTAACAGCAGATTCAGATACTCAAAATGAACAAAATGATTTGTTTTGGGCATCATATACTGAAGTTGTAGATGCAAACCTTATCTATCCTGATACAGCAATGATTGGTATTCAGCTGGATGCAGGTTCATTCGGTTCAAGAATCCCAAGTAGAGCATATGAAGTTGAAGGGTTAAAGATTTTAATTCCATCTAATTATTATCCAGAAGTAGTTGATGACCCGGAAGATGAGGGCGGTGGTGAAAATGCTTATCATGGGATTTGGGATGGTCAATTCAAAACAGGAAAGGTCTATTCAAATAACCCAGCGTGGGTATACTATGATATTTTAAGGAATAAAAGATATGGTTTAGGACTTGATGCTGAATATATAGATAAATGGACTTTATATGACATTGGTAAATATTGTGATGAGCATGTTGCTAGTGGTGAGGTAACTATAACTGGCGAACCTATCATGGAAAGGAGATTTACATTCAACGGAGTTATTCAAACAAGAGAAGATGCAGTTAACATCTTATCAACATTGACTTCAAATTTCCGTGGTATGCCATATTGGGGTGGCGGTCAAGCAACTGCTTCACAAGATTCAC